CCTGGGTGAGCATCCTACAGGAGTTACCCTGTAGGTCCGCATCCGCGGCTCGAAACCACAACCTCCAAAGAGGTTAATCTCCTCTCTTGGGATGTACCTGGAAGGTACACCACCTTATGATTTCCTTCAAATTCTTATCCAGATCTTTTTATAAGACCCAGATAAGGGATTTATTGAAAATCCTAAGCTGGATGGGGGAGGTTTTTACGCCTCCCCATACAGTCAAGATTAGAGCTTTCTCTTCCCTTATCTTCTATCTTGAGAATATCTTAAGAACGAGAGGGACTAAGGGTTTAATCTTATACCTTAAAGATATAAGGTTAGCCCTTCTTCACTCTCTCTCAGGAGAATTCCCTAGAAAGAAGGTAATGGGGGTGGCAGTCAATAAGGAAGGGTTTCCTAAGAAACTACTTCCGATCTTTGAAAAGTTAGGTGTAGGATCGACCGAGTGGTATTGAACCATTCGCTTTCTCCTCACAATCCTTTTCTCGGGTCGGGCAGTAGGGATCGGAAGATCACCAAATATTGATAGTATCGACGCTGGGTTTAAACGCACCCACCCCGATATATATGAATATGTTGGTGATTTCTGATCCGTCCTAGGTTACCGTCCCTCTTTAACTGTACCATCTTCATTAAGGTGAAAAGATTATCATTTTACCACTAAAAAGGGTCCAAATGGTCAGGCAATTTACACTTCCATTACCGATCTTAACGGCGTGCTGGGTAACCAAAAGTTACTCGACGCTATTAAGGTGGTTGGAGGTGCAAAATTGTCATCCCACATGGACATCCTTAAAGGGTATTATGATATCCTTCCAGCCTTTTTGAAGCTTACGGAGTGTACAAGTTTAAGGAAGCTTTCCTATTTCCCTGATAAGGAAATGAAAGTAAGAGTTGTAGCGATACTTGACTATTGAAGTCAAACGTCACTGCGACCCTTACATAATTTCCTTTTTAGGGTCCTAAGAAAAATCCCTCAAGATTGTACATTCAACCAGGGTTCATTTAAAGACAAAATTAATAACTGAGATAGGTACTACAGTTTCGACCTTACGGCCGCGACTGATAGATTCCCCATCTTAACTATTAGTAATGTTCTTGAAGGAATCCTTCCTAAGGATTATGTCAATGCCTGAAATTTCATTATGGTAGGTTTACCATTTG